TATCGTTAAGATGCCCCTAGAATGCTGCCAAATGCTTTCTATCGTGGCATCCAAATGGTATCATAACTACGGCACTCTTCCCAAGTCTGATGGAACTCCTTACAGCACTGAGAAGGGTGCCTTTCGCAATCATCCCTGCACTCAATGGGCTGCAAAGTCCGTTCATAATGCATATTGGTTGATTAAACATGGTATGAATTTGTGTGACGAATATACCCTGCGTTACGGAAAAATACACTCATGCTATAATACTCTCCTGTCTGCTTATTATCTTTTCCCTAAAGGAAAGATTACTGAGGTAACAGAGTTCGTTCGTGCTATGCCCGACGAATACAAACTTGATGATAGCATTGATACATTCACTGCATACAAAATGTATATTGCTTCTAAACCATGGGTTATGGATAACTATCTCCGTATGCCTTCTCGTAAACCTGACTGGATTTGATTATGTCTCGCAATGAATTTCTTTGGGTGGAAAAGTATCGCCCAAAGACAATTGAAGAATGTATTCTCTCTGAGAATATTAAGGAAACTTTTAAAAGTTTCCTAGATAAAGGAGAAGTGCCTAATCTTCTTCTTGCTGGCCCTGCTGGGTGCGGCAAAACAACTGTAGCAAAAGCATTATGCAATGAACTTGGAGTAGACTATTATGTCATCAACGGATCCGATGAAGGACGATTCCTGGATACTGTCCGAAACAATGCGAAGAATTTCGCTTCGACCGTCTCGCTTTCATCAACTGCAAAACACAAAGTCATCCTCATTGATGAGGCAGATAACACAACCAATGATGTACAACTCCTCCTACGGGCGTTTACTGAGGAGTTTAGTAGCAACTGCAGATTCATCTTCACCTGCAACTACAAAAACAAAATCATTGAGCCCCTCCATTCGCGATGCGCCGTCGTCGAGTTTTCCATCAAAGGAAAAGAAAGACAGGAACTGGCCGGGGAGTTCTTCAGGAGAATTAACACTATCTTGGACGCAGAAGGGTGCAAGAGTGATAAGAAAGTACTTGCAGAACTTATCAATAAACATTTCCCAGACTGGAGAAGAGTCCTCAACGAATGCCAAAGATACTCCTCCGGAGGAGAAATAGACGCAGGTATTCTTGCAACATTCAGCGATGTTAAAGTCAATGACTTGGTTAAGAAACTTAAAGAGAAAGATTTTCCCGAAGTACGTAAATGGGTTGTCAATAACTTGGACAATGATACTTCTGTCTTATTGCGTCGTATTTACGATGCTTGTTATGATTCCATGGTTCCGAATAGTATTCCTGCTGCTGTGCTTGTGCTTGCTAAGTATCAGTATCAAATGGCATTTGTGGCGGATCAGGAAATAAATATGCTTGCTTGTCTAACTGAGATTATGGTGGAGTGTGAGTTCAAATGAAGTTTAAAGCACTAGTATTCATCCGTCTAAGGTCACAGGTTGATGACTCTCCTGGCAATGCTGTGAGAGATGCCTGTAAGCGATTATCAGAACTCAATATCAAGAAACTTAGATTGGGTAAGGTAGTTGATGTTTGGTTGGAAGCAGAGACTAGAGAGTATGCTGAGAAGGAACTTGAAATGCTTTCTGATAGATTCCTTGCCAATAAAGTTATGGAAGACTGGGATTATGAATTGACTGAGATTGAAACTTTTCCACCAGGTATTGAATAATGCCACATGAATTCGATCCATGTGAAGCACCTACAGAAGGTGAAGTTGACAAGTGGGGGTTTACAATCAAACCTCCCATATGCGATAATGAGGTTATTATTAGATGTCTAAAAAATGCCCCTTGTGGGATTGATAAAAAACAAGCAGAACGATTGATTAAACATTATGAAAACCAAGATTAGAGCACAAGTAAAATCTAAGTGGTACTACATTTTTTGGGGAACTGCTACAGTATCGGTCGTACTTGGACAATTGTATGTCGGAAGTGGATACCGTCTTTTGCATAATGATATGCAACAACTACTGAATAAGGTTGATGGTGTTCTTCTTCGTGCGGATGAACCTAACTACCTATGAAATCTCATAAGACTCCTTTAAGATATCCTGGCGGCAAGTCGCGTGCTTGTACTAAGATGGATCAATACCTCTTGAAGGTATCTGATTGTAAAGAATATAGAGAACCATTTCTAGGTGGTGGTAGTGTGGCAATTCATATCACTAAGAAATATCCTAAACTAGATATTTGGGTTAATGATTTGTATGAACCTCTTTATAATTTTTGGAGAGTTCTTCAAGATGATGGTAATGCTTTGTATGAAACATTATGTGATTTAAAATCTAGACATCCAGAACCAGAATCTGCAAAAGAACTATTCTTAAAATCAAAGGAGTATTTAAATGATGAATCCAATAATAACTCTTTACAGCGTGCTGTCAGTTTTTATACTGTTAATAAGTGCTCTTTTTCTGGTCTCACCGAATCCTCATCCTTCAGCAAACAAGCAAGTGACTCAAACTTCTCAATGCGAGGAATTGAAAAACTCCCAGGATACACAAAGATAATTGAGAACTGGAAAATTACAAATCAGTCTTATGAAAATCTTCTTACTGACTGGAAAGATGTTTTTACTTATCTAGATCCTCCATATGATATCAAAGATAATCTTTATGGTAAAAAGGGAAACATGCACAACAAATTTAATCATGATAGTTTTGCAACTATTTGTGATCGATTCGTTGGTCCTCAACTTATATCCTATAACTCTTCTCAGTTAGTAAAGGATAGATTTGAAGGTTGGCAAACTGGGGAATTTGACTTGACTTATACTATGAGATCAGTCGGTGAATATATGCGTGAACAAAAAGAACGTAAGGAACTTTTACTTTTTAATTATGGAATTGAAGGACTGGCTTAACTCAATCAATTTTAACAAGGAAGATCTAAGTGAAGACATTAGCTCTTACCCTCCATATATCATTAATCGTTGTTTGTCTGGGCACCTTGATTGTGTCATGTATGCAAATGAAATGAATAAGTATCCAAACTTAGAAAAGGATATGCAATATTCATTCTATCTAAATAGTCTGAGGAAAAGAAAGAGATTTTCTCCCTGGCTCCGTAAGGATAAAGTCACGGATCTAGAAAGCATCAAACAATACTATGGTTATAGTAATGAAAAAGCATCCCAAGCTCTGAAAATCCTGACTAAAGAACAGATTAATTTTATTAAACAACGACTTGACATTGGAGGGAAAAAATGACTAATACTGTAGAACCTACGGTTGATTGGTCTCAAGATCAAATGGTGGAGGTTCTTCTTAGTGAACCTGATGATTTTCTTAAAGTCAGAGAGACTCTAACTAGAATTGGAGTTGCTTCTCGTAAGGAGAAAAAACTTTATCAATCCTGCCACATTCTGCATAAGCAGGGTAGATATTTCATCGTGCATTTTAAAGAGTTGTTTGCCCTTGATGGGAAACATGCTAATCTTACAGTGAACGATGTGCAACGTAGAAATCGTATTGCCCGTCTTCTTGCTGACTGGGGACTTATCTCAGTAGTGAAAGAAGATGCTGTTGCAGACATTGCACCTCTTAATCAAATTAAAGTTCTTGCATATAAGGACAAGGGAGATTGGGTGCTAGAACAGAAGTACAATATTGGCAAAAAGACCAAACCCCAAGAAGAAGTAACTAAATAAGACTGAGACTCCTTTCGTGCGGTCTCTACAAAAGTCGGAAACACCCAAAGACCTTCCTTGACAGGAGGGTCTTTTTTTGCTATAATACGTGCATACAAAACCAAGACCAATGACTGCTTCTTACAAGGTCAAACTTCCTTTTCTTAAGAACCATACTTTACACAACTTTCAAAAATCATCATCTGACGAAAAAACTTTCATTGAACAAGGAAAACACCTTCCTGTATTGCATCAACTGAATACTATTTTTGATGAGAAGTTTGGTCTTTCCATTGATTATAATTCCATTCAAGAATACTATGGAACTGATGTAGATACTATTGCGAAGAATAAGTCTGGTATAGATTGTTCTTTCAATCTTGTAGATAGTATAACTAGGAAGATCAAGCAAGAGTTCTTTACTCTTGATTGGAAGATTCGTTTCTTTCATACATCTGCAGTTTATGATGATTTTTTGGCAGAAATTATTAGTCAAGACTTTGGACCTTATTCTGGTAAGATTCCTGTGCCTGGTTGGGCAGTTTGCAATCATAAAGTAAATGATGCTATACTGTATATTATTCCCGGTAAGAATAAAGCAGCATTGGTTATGCGTAAAGAATTAAAAGAAGGATTTGAAAAGAATCGTTTTGCTATGAAAGATCGTAAGATCGCTAAAAATAGTCGTTACAGCACTATC